CTGACATAACAAAATCTCCTTAATTAATTATATAACATATTATAACAAACTTTTCACCTCAACACAAGGAAAAAGTTAGCTCATAGAAAAGCTCTCTCCACAGCCACAAGTAGACGTAGCATTAGGGTTTATAAACTGAAAGCCTTTTCCCTGTAAGCCATCTTGAAAATCTAAAGCCATACCTTTTAGGTATATCATACTCTTCGCATCCATAAAAACTTTATATCCATCATAATCAAAAACTGTATCTTTTTCTTCCCCTGATGTAAAATCTAAATCATAAGAAAGTCCAGAACATCCACCACCTTTTACTGCTAATCTTAAACCAATATCGCTAGGCAATTCACTAATCAAGTACTTCACTTGTTTACTTGCTTTTGGTGTAATGGTTATGAAATCCATCTTAGCTCCTTGTAATGGCAACAATCTTTTTAATTTGTTTCTCTATTACTTCTTTCCTATTAGGCCATTTGATATAAACGTCATCTGGATTCTTTTGTAGATTTCGTAGCAATGGCATAATAATCTTTTCAATCTTTAACAACTCATCTTTTCTTTTTTTCTCAATCTCCTCTACCTTACCTGTATCACCTTCACGAGCCTTTAGTAGTTCGTTGATTTTTTCTTCAAGACCCGTTGACATATTTGTTGTTTCTTCAGCTACCCTTGACTTGACTTGAGTTTCAAACTCTTTAACTTCGTCCTCATCAACTGTACTGAATCCAAAATCAAACTCATCGTAATCTTCAATATTTAATTCATCTTCCATAATATGCTCCTAGAATTGTTGACAAACATTTGGATATCTTTTCATAATCTTTAACAACTTATCAATATATACATCTAATTCTGAAATAGGTTTCTTGAAAACTTGAATTTCAAAGTTATCTCTTACTGCTACAAGAATCACAATCTGTTCTGGTATTACACCTGACATTTCATAAAATGCAGCTGCATAAAAGAAAGCTTGAATAAAGTAATCTTCAATCCAATCCTCTCTCTTTGCTTTTCTTGATGTCTTGAAATCTATAACGGATAATACACCGTTATACTCTGCAACACAATCAGCAGTTCCAGCTACCTTTAATATATCACTATGTAATGGAATTTCCAGACCATATATATTATTGACATTTCCTAGAATGAATCGGAGTCTATTGAATATGCTGATTGCTTCATCGGGGTAATCACACTTCAAGGGATAATTATATAGATATTGTTCACAAAGGTTATGCACCATAGTTCCAAGTTCAGCTGATTCCTTCATAATCTTATTTGCTTCTTGATGACCTATCTTTTCTTTCCATTCCTCAATTCCTGGCTTTGGTTGTTTACCAAGAATAGAGGTGATGGAAGGGTATGCATTACCATGTGGAGTAATGTATACTCTACTTCCATCAACCTCTGATCTTTCTGCGTACTCTTCAACTTCATCGTAAAAGTCATTATTGTGTGTAAACTTTTTCTTCATAATATCCTCTCATGTATTATTCTTTCATAGCACTCATAATGAATGTTATCGGAACTACCATTCCATTACGAATTACTATAAAATATGTTGTGTCACCTATCTTTTTTGATTTTACTTTTGTAGCTAATAGTTTCCATTTTATAGGTTTAGCATCTACCCTATTGATGATATCCCCAACTTTTAGAATACCCTCAGCTGGACTACCTGGCACTATCTCACGAATATAAGCACCATGACCAAATTCATATAGATTATCTAATTTACCATAATCTTCTTTTGTTACTGGACGAAAGACAATACCCATGTAAGGTCTTTGTATTCTCTGACCTGTTGGAAGTGCTTTGAGTTGTTCAACTGTTTTCTGAACATAATCACCATCAATAGCAAATCCAAGTCCAACACTGCCTGGCGCTGAACTTCCCGAACCTGTAATTATCATAGTATTTATACCAACTACATTACCAGCAGAATTCAACAACGGCCCACCAGAGTTGCCAGGGTTTATACTAGCATCCGTTTGAATGTAAGGTACAAATGGTGCTGACTTAGGTACAAATCTATTTAGTGATGATACATTCCCGAATGTAACTGTAAATGATTGTCCCATTGGAGAACCAATAGCAATAACATCTTGACCAAGCTCAGGGGTTTCACCCCATTCTAAATATTCAAAAACTTTACCATGCTCTGCATTGTTGATTTTCAATAAAGCTATATCTGACTCTTCATCATAATTAATTAAATCTGCTTCGTATGATTTATCATTTTGAAAAATAACAATTACCTTACCACCAGTAAAAATATTATTAATAACGTGTGCATTAGTCAATATATAACCATCTGAACTAATAACAAAACCAGAACCAACGTGCTGTGGGTCTTGTTTAGGATTCATTCTACCTTGAGGCTGTTGACCTTGAGGTTGCCTAAACTTAAATCCACCACGTTTTTGTGGTTGCATGCCGGCACTCATCTTACCCTTTTCTGTGTGGATTTCTACCACGGCTGGAAGTACTTTCTTTACAATACTTGTCTTGTAAGTGTGGTCAGCATTGACAACAGTACTTATTCCTAATAACAGAAATGATATAAAAAAACATAATATATTTTTTTTATAGTGCAACATTTTGTGCTCCTTGCTCTTTTGTTAAATTTAGTTTTTTGGTTTATATAGTTTTATACGATTGCCTCCCACAATACATGAAAGGTTTCCCTTTGCATAATTAAAAATAATAGCCCATTGTCTATTTCTCGGATTCATCAGTAATTCCATAGAAAGTAACATTCTATGTTTGTCATCATTGATAATACCACTAGCAGCTAACCCCAACATATAATCGTTTTCCGCCATGTCCCTGATAAACTCTGGTGTATTACAATACAGGAGAATATCAGATAATGGAACTGTTGTCTCTTGTGGAGTTTCTGTAGTTGGTTTATTACCTAAAAGAAATAATAAACACAAGCCGATTAATAATAGGTGTTTCATTACCTTACCTCAAATTTGGATGCTGGGTGATTTTTTTTTATCTGTTGCATCCTTTCCGTAAATTCCATAGTTGGTCTTAATCTACCCTTTGTAGATTCTAATCTAGCTGAATCACCTATTCCAGCTGAACCAACAATACGAATGATGTTACCCTTCTCCTTACAACATGGACAAGGATTCTTCAAAGGCTTATCCATATCAGCAATTGTATGGAATTCTTCATAAAAGTGATTACACTTTTCACACTCAAAATCGTATAATGGCATTAGATACTTACTCCCAAAGGTATTTCAAATTTGTTTAATTTTGTTTTCCACTTCATAAAAGACCTACCATGATCTGTCTTATTCAATTGCATCCATTGCCATTGGTGTATCATCTCATGGGCTAACGTATATATAAAATATGATTTGTTTATGAAACGGCTATCAATTGATAACTCACCGAATACATATTCCCCATGTGTCCATCCAATATGTTCAGCATGACAGTCATGCTTTCGCTTAATAGATATATCATAAAAAGGATGTACAATATTATTAAAAATTTCTTCATTTAGAATATTTGTCCATCTTGTAATTAAGTATTTAGACGGTACAAATACGTCATATTTCTTTTTGTTTTCTCTAACAGTTCTAATAACAATATTATCTTTTTTGATATACATTGCTTACCTCAAGCTTTCTGGTCTACCACTCTTCTTCCTATTTACCTTGATGGGTGGCAAATCTAAACCTTGTTTTTTAATAACTGCTGTGAAGTCTTTCTCTACTGCATACTCACATGATAAAATAATATCCAAAAACTTATGGGTATACTTTGAGTCATCCGAGTTCCATAGCAAATGAAAAATATGTTCATCAAGTTCAACATTTACATATTTATTTTTAAATGCTTCAACAACTTTAGCATTCTTTTGTAACTTCTTCCGTTTGTTCACTTGAACGTCAACAACGGTATCTAAGTTTACCATGTGCTACACCTTTCTATAAAGATTAGGGAAAACTTCCAGAACCAACTTTTCAGTCAATCCCTTTACCTTGAGCTTCTTTTTTAACATTTGTTCAAAGATAAGAGCTTCGTCTTTACACATTGACTCTAAAATTTGAATCAGTAATTCTTTAATTCTTTTTTCTTTTAATCCATTTGCCTTTGCATGACCATTAACAAAGATAGAACACTTTGGCATGACTGTAAATAATGAAGTTCCATTCATACCAATAGGTGCTACATCTGGTGTATATTTTGGTAACTTTTTCGGCGTGTTCCATGTTATGTTAGGATCAAAAGTTCCTTGTAATACAAAACGAAAAACATTGTTAGTTTTATATTCTTCAAGAATAGCTTTCTTTTCTTTCCTAGTTTTAGCTTTTGCAATCTTTTTCAAAATTTCAGAAATGTATAGTGTCATCTTATAAAATCCTCTATGTTCTCCATTAAATACTTCAAACGGTTTGTAATAAAATAGTTCAATAACTGTCCCTGCTTATTGTCATCTTTCTTTTTTGCATAATTCTCCATAATACCCTTAGAGATATCTTCTGGAATATACTCAAAATCAATCAATCGTTGATTTCGTTTCCAATTAGCAGATAACCCATTAGCCATATCTGATTGTTCCATCCAGACTGCTAACTTCTTTTTCGTTATAGGTTTCTGTCTTTCTCCCTTGACTATGCAATCGTCAGCTGACAAAATATTCGGAACACCGTCACCCTTATCACCACGAATGATGTGTTCTTGTAGGTATTTATAAGGGTTAGAAGTAGTCAACATTTTTTTCTGTATCGGTGAGTACTGTTTTATGTGCTTATATTTGTGTAATTGGGAGAAATCCTTGTCACTAGAGATAATAATACTCTTTTCTTGGAAATTCTTAGCCAATACAGCAATAACATCGTCACCCTCTGCATGAGGTACAGAAATCACTTTATATGGAAAATGGGTATCTATTTCAATGATAATGTCATTAATCGTCTTGAATAGAGCTGACCAATCCATACCCTCTTCTGTTTTCTGCTTTTCCCTCTTAATCTTTCGGTGAGCTTTATATTGTGGAAATACCTGTTTTCTCCAGCTACCATGACAATCAGTACAAATTACAATTTCACCATACTTGTCTTTATGTTTTACCCGATAGTTCCTGATGCTGTTAAGTACCAGATGGCGGATAAAATCATCTGTTATTTTTTCTTCATGGGAAGTTTTATGAGCTATCATAATACTACCCACAATTATATTTGAAAAGTCTAGTAAAATCATATCACACCTTCAACAATCTTTAAGTGATTTACAGAGTCAACCCGAAAGCTTCTCCATGCATCCTTATCTATATCCCATACAGCAATCACATCAGGATTTTCTTTTTTCTCTGATGAACCTTCTTTCACTTCTGGTAACATAGATTCATGCAATGTACAATTCATAGTTCGTTCTTCACCATTTACTTTGGTGAAATTAACCGTTAATACATTTCGTTTTAAACCTTCAACCAACGTGGCCCGCTTCGTCATAATATTCTCCTTCAATGTTAGATACATAATCAGTATATTTTACTACTTTAATATCAGAGTACTTCTCAATCAAATCCAATCCAGCATTACTTTTGTATCGGTGTTCAAAATGAAATTCTTTAATACCAGACTGTATAATCAACTTAGCACAATCAACACATGGAGCAAACGTACAAAACATATATGCATCTTGACCTGACTCCGTTGACTTAGCTAACTTAGTTATTGCATTGGCTTCCGCATGAAGTACTTCTGGTTTTGTATGTCCCTCTTCTTCACATACGTTAGAACCACCTGATGGCATACCATTGTAACCGATAGAAATAATCCTATCATCCTTTACAATGATACACCCGACTTTTAATCTTTCGGCAGTAGAAAGTTCACCATATATTCGTGCAACTTCCAAATGAGCTCTGATATATTTTGCTTTCATGCTACCCCAAATATTTTAAAGGGTTAAAGGATTTACTAGTTTTCAAACTCCTTATTTCAAAATGTAAGTGAGGGCCAGTAGAATGACCAGTACTACCAACTCTAGCAATACCCTGTCCTCTTTTTACTTGATCGCCTGTTTTCACAAGTACCTTTGAAGCATGACAATAAACTGTTTCATAATTGGTATGTTGAATATAGACACCATATCCACAACCATTGGTTATCCTACCACTTTTAGTTACAACACCAGATGCGGATGCCCTAATCATCTGACCCATAGGAGCTGCAATATCTATACCATTGTGATGTTGTCTAGTTCCATTAAAAGGATTTTTCCTATATCCAAACTTTGAAGAAATCCTTCCACTTTTCAACGGCCATAGTAATTTAGATAATTTCTTTCTAACAGGTTTAGGTCTGCTAGGGGGAGTAAAAGATATTTTCGTTACAGTATATTTTTGGGGAGCTCTATATGTGTCCCAACTATCCATCTCTTTAAACATGGATGATTTTTTAAAAAATTCAGCTTGTGCGGCCGCTCTCTTTTGAAACTTCTTACACAATGGTAAAGTACATTCAAGTGCCATTGCGTTACCCAAAAACGATATACTAAATAAAATTGTCAATATAATTTTCATAATATAATTGCTCCTCATTTATCGTTAACCCATTTGTTTTCAACCCAAGTTTGTTCTTTAATCCAAACATTACTTTCAGCTGCTTTATTTTGTTCAAAAGGTTCAAACTCGGAAACCTTATCTTCAACAACAGTAAACTCTTTATCAAAAGTTTTCTTAACATACTCTGCACCTTCAATAACCATTTCTTTTGATGTAGCTAAATCTTTAATCAAAAGTTTAGCATTATCTGGTTTCTGAATCAACAGAGAACATAACAAGAAAAATTGAAATATAATAATACAATTCTTTAACATTAGAAAGCTCCTAGTAAAATAGTTTGAGCATTAATCCGACCAGTAACATCCTGTTCTTTGGTTTTCATCTGCTTTATATTTTTATTCAAAGTCCTCTTTGTCAAAGTTTTCAATACATCTTCAGGCTTCCTTGCCGTCTTTTGAAGAGATGCTTCTTTATCAAAATCTTGGATAGTACAACCCTTGACATTAAGACCTCTAACACTATTTGTAGCATAATAAACACCCAACTTGTTATACTTAGTATTATAAACCCACAATTCATTACAACCAATAATTTTCTCTGGATTTACACTTACCAATCTAAGGTCTGGATGTTCTACCTGATATTTCAACTTAGA